AGTTGTATTACTTTGGTGGCTTTTATTGTTGGACTGAAATGGATACTCTTTATGTAGAAGATTGATCTAGTTCTAAAAAATCAAAGGGGCATTCGCCCCTTTTTTTTCGCCTAGCTTTTGCGATCTTGTGCGTTCAATTCTTTTGCGATCCTTGGCGTTAGCATTCGCCAGCATTTACCAGATTTAAAATCAGGAACCAGGCCAGGTTTTGAAAAGCTGCTGGATGGCCAGTCCAAAAAAAAGGGGAGCAGTTGCTCCCCTAGTTGGTGTTGGTCTATCTATTGCCACCTCCCATCTTCAAGGTCTTGCTCTTTGAGATCATAGTATTCATCCTCATCTTCAAACTCTACACCCCAATCTAAAGATAGATTATGCTCATCGCAATACTCTTTTATCTTCAGATAGATTTTAGTTGGACATGACCATGCAGTTAAAAAGCTAGCATAGATTCTATCCACACCATCAAGTCCAACATCAACATTATAAGCATTCCACTTGGTATCCCAATTGGCTAACCTCCAATCATACCAATTATCGAAGCCATACTTTTTAATCCATCGCTTGCGAGTGAGTGGATCACTTGGGACAAGATGCCCCATGTCATTTTCCCACTCATCGCCATGGTCAAAAGGATCATGAACATCAAAAGACTTAGCTAAGTCTTTAGGCATTGGTATCATTCCCTCAAAGTCAAACTCACTTTTATGAATTGAAAGTTTGGTTTTAAGTTCAGCTAATGCAAGTTGCTCTTTTGAGCAACCTGTATTAGTTTCTATGTCAACAAAGTTAGATGTATGATTTGGCATTAATCTACCCACCCTTTGATTGAAAGCATGGTATTAGCTTGAACTTCATAAGCTTTTCTATGGCTTAAGTAAACTAATGCCATCTCTTTATCACCTTTAAGAAAACCTCTAACAGCTTTCCTATCAGGAGATACAGTTGCATCAACCATGTTTACTTCAGACCATGATTTGAAAGTTCTAGGAATTCCAATACCATTTGGTTTGATGATGACTTGATCAACCATTTCTTTTTTGATGGATGATCTTAAGGCATCAATTGTTTTCTTAACCTCAAGGTATTCTCTTACCTCTTTGGTCTCCATTGCTACAAGTTTATCTTGTAGGCTTTTAAGTTTATCAACTTGTTTCATGTTAATTCCTCCTTTTGTTTTTGGTTAACATACTACGTATGTTATCAGTTCATAAACATAAAGTAAACATTTATGACAACTAATATACATATTAAGTATGACATATTAAGCGTCATACTTTATGGGTCTCTATTGGATCGCGTCCTGTTTTTTGATCGCGTGATTTGGCTACCCCCTACCCCCACATATAGGGGCGTGGCGTTTTTTGTGTCAGTGTATAAATAACTATCAGCACAAACAATTACACCCAAAATCCATTTCACCCCCCCCCTCTTTTTTTGGGACCCCTATTGGGGTACTATATTGCACACAGAAAAAAACATTTTGAGATGTCTGCACCAAACACGAAACTAGACCATGTTCCAGATGATGCCCTAAAAGAAATAGTGGCCATCCAAGATCGCATCAAGAAACTTAAAACCAGCGGCAAAGCCCAGAAAGACTTTATCCACTACGTCAAGCAAGTCTGGGATGGCTTCATCGAAGGCGAGCACCACAAGCTCTTTGCGAAAAAGCTCGAAGCTGTTGCTCAAGGCAAGTGCAAACGCCTGATCGTTAACATGCCCCCACGTCATACCAAGTCCGAGTTTGCTTCTGTGTTCTTCCCAAGTTGGATCATGGGACTACGTCCTGATATGAAAATCATGCAAACGACTCACACCGCCGAACTCTCAGCAAGGTTCGGGCGCAAGGTGCGTAACTTGATGGACACCAATGAGTACAAGCAGATCTTTGAGAACGTACAGCTATCTGCTGATTCTAAGTCAGCTGGGCGCTGGGAGACGAACAAAGGCGGCGAATACTTTGCTGCTGGAGTCGGTGGCGCCATCACAGGTCGAGGTGCTGACTTGCTCATCATTGACGATCCTCACTCTGAGCAAGATGCCATGTCACCTTCGGCTCTTGAGTCAGCTTATGAATGGTATACCTCTGGACCCCGCCAGCGTTTACAGCCCGGCGGTATCATTGTGATTGTCATGACACGTTGGTCGACTTTGGATTTGACTGAGAAACTTTTGAGACGCATGGGCGAAGACCATGCAGACCAATGGGAAGTCTTAGAACTCCCTGCCATTTTAGAAAGCGGTGAACCCTTGTGGCCAGGCTACTGGAAGATCGAAGAGCTTGAGTCTGTGAAAGCTTCTTTGCCTGTGGCTAAGTGGAACGCCCAGTACATGCAAAACCCTACCTCTGAAGAGGGCGCCCTACTCAAACGCGAGTGGTGGCAAATGTGGGAGCAAGACAATCCCCCACCTTGCTCCTACATACTTCAGTCTTACGATACTGCTTTTAGTTCCAAGGAGACTGCTGACTACAGCGCCATTACCACTTGGGGCGTATTCCGTCCCAGCGATGGAGCACCTGAGTCCATCATCTTGCTTGATGCCAAGAAAGGTCGATGGGACTTCCCAGATCTAAAGTCGACAGCCTACGATGAATATACCTATTGGCAACCAGACATTGTCTTGGTAGAATCTCAAGCAAGTGGTACGCCTTTGACGCACGAGTTGAGAATGATGGGCATACCTGTGGTGAACTACCGACCCACTAAAGGGAAGGACAAAGTCACTAGAGTGCACAGCGCCTCTCCTGTGTTTGAAGCAGGGATGGTGTGGGCTCCTGATGCTATATTTGCAGAGGAGGTCATAGAAGAATGTGCAGCTTTTCCTTATGGGGAAAATGATGACTTTGTAGATTCGACAACACAGGCTATACTAAGATTTCGTCAGGGTAACTTTGTAAGATTGGATTCAGATGAAGAAGATGAAGAACCAATACCCAAACAACGAATATATTATTAGAGGTAATAATTGTGGGAATATTAAGAAAATTAAATAGAAGAAATATAAAAATTCCAAAACTAAAATCAGGCAAGACTGCAGCACCAAAGATGCCTAAAAAGCCAACAGCTAAAAAAGCACAAGCAAGCATGCCAAAGATTCCCAGTTTTTCAAGAGGACCTAAACAGCCTGGTTCAGGTGGTATAATGAAAACCTCAGCCCCAGCTGCAAAGAAAAGTTCACAAGCAAAAAAACCATTGATGGCAACACCAATAGAACCAAATAACGTTGGAAAGAAAAAAGTAAAAAAAGGTCCGGGCTTTAAAGACGGTGGCCTTGTTGCTGGCGCTGCTAATCGCAGACGCATAATGCAAGAGATGGTTAACAAATAAATTAGAGGTATATCATGTCAAAAACAAAATTTATAAAAAGCATTTCAGAGCTAACAAAAGAAACTGCCCAAAGAATTAAGGATGGAAAGATTGTTGCTAAGTCCAACGATCCTAAAGTTCAAAAAGCCATTACTAAAAAAGTTGATGACTTGACTGGCATGAAAACTTTGCCAAGCGGTAAAAAGATTAAAAAAAGAATGACTGCTGCGCAAAGAAAAGAAATGTCTAAACCTTTTAACAAAAAAATGTCTGATGCACAGAAAAGTAAAAAAGGCAGAACAGACAAGCAGTTTGATGCAGCGGTCAAAAAAGATATGGCCAAACAAGCTAGGATTGATAAAGTTAAAAAAGAAAATATGGAAGCTGCCAAGAAACCTAAGAAAATGAAAACTGGCGGCATGACATCTAAAGGCTATAAGTCTGGTGGTATGACATCTAAAGGTTATAGATCTGGTGGCATGGCATCTAAAGGCTACAGAAGCGGTGGCATGATAAAGTCTAAAGGTTCTAGAAGCGGCGGCAAAAGAAGAGGAGTAGGCGTAGCTAAAAGAGGTTTTGGCAAAGCTTTAAAATAAAATAATGGCTAAGAAAAAACTTCTTGAATCTATTGTTGATTTTATTGATAAGCCAGCAAAAGAAATAAAAAAAATAAAACGTAAAAAACAATTTGACAAAAGAATGAAAGATCTTAAAAGCAAAGATCAAAAGTCAATGAAGAGCAAAGAAAAAAGAGATGAGTTTTTTTCAGATAAAGCTATAACAAAAAGAAGAAAAGAAAGAGAAGATCAAACAAAGGCTTATGCTGCTCGAATGGAAAAAGAGTTTGCTAAAAGCAGTAAAATTTCTCCAAGAAAAATGAAAGGCGGTGGCATAGCCATAAAAGGTCATGGCAAAGCTTTTATAGGAAAAAGATAAATGGCAGTAGAAAAAGCAATCAGCATTGAAGATCAAATAGACCTTAAAGTTCGTGATAGATCTAAGGGCATGGAGCTTGAGGTTGATGTAACTGAAGAAGATGCAGACTTCGATAACTTTGAGCAACTTGAAGATGGCAACATTGCTTTTGGTATGCCCACTCCCCCTATGGAAGATACAGACTTCTATGCGAACTTATCTGATATTATTGATGACCAAGAATTAACTTCTGTTAAAAATGATTTGATGGGCAACATCGATGCTGACAAAGAGTCACGCAGAGAATGGGAGAAAACTTATCGTGAAGGTCTAGAGTATCTTGGTATGAACTACGAAGAAAGAACTCAACCTTTTGAAGGAGCTTCTGGTGTTATGCATCCACTCCTTGCTGAGTCAGTAACCCAGTTCCAAGCTCAAGCATACAACGAGCTGTTACCTTCTCAAGGTCCAGTCAAGACACAAGTTGTTGGTATGGCCACACCTGAAACAGAACAACAAGCATCACGCGTTCAAGAGTTTATGAACTATCAGTTGATGCAAGTCATGCGTGAGTATGACTCTGAGACAGATCAAATGTTGTTCTATCTACCACTCAGTGGTTCAGCTTTTAGAAAAGTATATTACGATCAAAACTTAGGCAGAGCAGTTTCTAAGTTCATTCCAAGTGAAGACTTGATTGTTCCTTACGGAGCAACTGACTTACACAGCGCGACAAGAATCACTCATGTGATTAACATGTCCATGAATGAAATACGCAAGCTGCAACAAATCGGTTTTTATCGTGATGTAGATCTAAACTATGGCACAGTCAACCCAGATGAAACTGACGAGATCCAAGAAGAGATCGATAAGTTACAGGGCGTTGAGCCTAGCTATTCAGACGATGACACTTGTCAAGTTTTTGAATCTCATGTCGAGTTAGACATAGCGGGCTTTGAAGACATGAACGCTGAAGGTGAAGAGACTGGCATCAAGTTGCCATACATCGTCACCATGGCTAATGGCAAAGTATTGTCCATTAGAAGAAACTACAAAGAGAATGATCCGTTAAAAGAACGCATCAATTACTTTGTGCATTACAAATTTTTACCAGGCCTAGGATTCTATGGCTTTGGTTTAACCCACATGATCGGAGGCTTGTCAAAAGCCTCGACTTCTATTCTGCGTCAGCTTATTGACGCTGGTACTTTATCTAATTTACCAGCTGGCTTTAAGGCTCGTGGAATCCGTATTCGCAATGACGATCAACCTTTACAACCAGGTGAGTTCAGAGACATGGACGCTCCGGGTGGAAGTTTGCGAGACGCCTTTGTACCGTTACCGTTCAAGGAACCTTCTCAAACTCTCCTCTCTCTCCTGGGAATCCTTGTTGATAGTGGTCGGCGTTTCGCATCTATTGCTGATATGCAAATCGGTGATGCAAATCAAAATGCGCCAGTCGGTACAACGGTTGCTCTACTTGAGCGTGGCACAAGAGTTATGTCTGCTATCCACAAAAGATTGCATGCATCTCAAAGAATTGAGTTTGAAATCTTATCTAAGGTTTTTGCTGAATACTTGCCACCTGCTTATCCGTACAACACAGCCAATGGTAATCAGACCATCAAGGCTGTGGACTTTGATGAGCGTGTAGACGTCTTACCTATATCAGATCCAAATACTTTCTCTATGTCTCAACGAGTCATGATGGCTCAAGAGTTATTGAGAACAGTACAAAGCAATCCAGAGATTCATGGACCTAATGGTATTTATGAAGCTTATCGAAGAATGTACGCGGCCATGGGAGTGCAAAACATTGAACAGTTATTGCCACCCCCTCCACAGCCACAACCTATGGATCCTGCAAGTGAGAACGCAGGGCTGATTACAGGATTGCCCCAACAAGCATTTATGGGACAAGATCATGATGCACACATTAATTCACACATGTCTTTGTATAGCACCATTACTGCTCAATCAAATCCAGCAGTTTTATCTTTAATACAAGCACACGTTTATCAGCATGTTTCATTTAGAGCTGCTGAAATAGTAGATCAACAAAATGCTCAGAACCCTGAGTTCCAAATGATGATGCAACAAATACAACAGTTGCCACCAGAAGTCTCTATGGGTTACCAACAACAACTGCAAGACTCTGTGGCTCGTGATGTAGCAGCAGTGGTTTCTCAGTTGATGCAACAGATCAATCAAATGTTTATGCCACCTCCACCTATGCCAGATCCATTGGTTGAGTTGAGAGGCAAAGAGCTAGACATTAAAGCTGATGATGTACAACGCAAACGTGAAGAGTTTGTACAGCGTCAACAGTTTGATGCAATGAAAGCAATGCAAGGCAATGAACTTGCAGAGCAAAGGTTACAAATTCAAAAAGAAATTGCTATGATGAAAGATGCAATTGCTCGTGAAAGAATCGAGCAGCAAAATCAATTTAAAGCAATGGATATCATGCGAGGCAACAAATGAGTTCAGTTAGACAAAAAATGACAGCAGTCAATAAAGCTGCAATGAAAGAAGAAGAGGCAAAACTAAATGGCAATCAACCGATCATCAATGAGAATGCAAATATCGACATCGACAAGATCGCCAAGAAGGCGGACAAAGATGCAGACAAGGTCCTTGCGAAAGCAGCCAAGACGGTTAAATCTAAAGCCAAAAAGTCTAAGCCTGTCGCTAAGGCTAAGGCCAAGGTAGTTAAGAAAAAGTAATGCCCTTAAAAAAAGGTAGCAGTCGCAAGACAATTTCTGCTAATATAAGTGAATTAATGGGCAGTGGCAAAAAACAAAAAACTGCCATTGCAATTGCTCTACAAGCAGCAAGAAAAAAGAAAGGTAAAAATAATGGAAAAAGTAAAAGGCGTTAAGACAAGCGTAAGCATCAAAGACCAAGGCACTGTTAACTACAAGCAAGTAGAAAGCGTTCCTAATCCTGGCGGACCAAAACCATATGGCGCTGGTAAATCTCGTGGTGGCGGAGCTGCTTTGAGAGGAACTAAATTTAACGGAGTTTCCTAAATGGCAATTGGTGATGCTTTAACTGCACCAACAGGCGTGCAGAATCAGATGGTTG